TTTAAAATTATATGTCCACTCTTATTATTTATATAAAAATAGAAAGTGTAAATAATACAGTATATACAATATAAAGTCCTTATTGTGTTTTTCCGATTTTAACAATCAGTGGGTCTATAAGGAAGACCCAAACTTTTTCTTCCAGATATTTTATATCTATCACATAAACAATTATATGTCTGGAAGGTGGATGGATGTGTATAGAAAAGCAAGAAATGTTTTTCCAATATTGGCATTATTTTATTCTCCATTTCATGAAATTTTTCTTCTCCATAGAAGAAATATTCTTGCATGGCACTAGCACACACCGCGACCATTTGTTCTTGTTCAGAAATAGATCGCGATTTCACCCAAACAGATAACATTTTATGTATCGAGGATTCATCTAGAGGACCAACAATCTTACCCAATCTTTCATTATATCTAAAAGATCTTTTTAAAAAAGACACCTCGGATATATCTATAAAGGGTATACTTTCTGCCTCTTTATCAGCCATGGTATACTTAATATTAAATTTAGCAAATTCAGCCTGTATAGTTGTATGATTGAATCCGTCTAGATCATCCGACACATTTGCTACATTATCATCACCATAAGTGATTAATGTAACATATTTTCTAAAATCAGATACTGGCTTATTAGTAATACTTTTAAACATATATCTGAAATATAAACTATTAACTAACGAATTTATAATAACTGTTAAAGGATGTCCTGAGGGATTTGTACCATAAAATTGTACCAAATCACCATTAAAATTCATAAAACAAAATGCTGTATCACATGCTATAGTACGTAACATCATGATATCTTCATCATCATAATTGTTACTTCGTTTAGCTATTGCTATCAAAATATCGAAAGCACCTTGTATAAATTCAGCACACATACTTTTATCAAATTTGGCAAAATCACCCGCTATCATACGCGTAGGGTTTTTACCAGTTATGTGCCTACACAACCAATCCCACTCTTGAGATTGGGCTGTCATACCACAAGCACATTCAAATAATAATGGATTACGTTGAATCAATCTAACCATGGATAAAGTGTATTTTCTATTTACAACACTCCAAGCAGCAGGTGCTCCGGCGAATGCGCGGGTTTTCCCCATCTCAGCTTTGAGTTCAGAAACTGCTTCATCTTTCAAATTACCTCGAAAACAAGGATTAGCACGGTATCCTTTCCGTCCATTATCTTCTATATCCTCAATCTGTTTTTTAATCTCATCTGTAAAATCTATGGGATTATTTAATCCATGCTGAGGCTCTAATTCTATTATAAAATGTCTCTTACTTTTATTGTAAGGATGACCTATAGATGTGTGTCTATTGATACTATCAACATATGCAACTCCCGCTGCTCCATTTATGGATGTGAATGTATCGTAAACCATAACTTCACGTTCTAATTCTTCTTGTGGAACCACACTCAAGATATCTTGAATATATGCGTCCACACACTCTTGTATTACTACGGGATCAAAATTATTAGCAGGTTTAACCATTTCTTTAGCAGCCAAATGCCACGGTCGCCATGATTTGAGATCAGGTTTTGTGGCACTACTATGTATACCTATAGCCTTAAAATCTTCATGCAACATTGTAGGTTGCACACAAGATTTTCCAGAAGCTTTAGGTAGCGTTAAAGATCCATAAACTTGTGCTGATCCTTCCTCTAAATATCTAAAAGCCGATTTGGCAGATAAATCTGTTAGCCCGACTTGAACACTGTCAGATCCTATATTGAAAGAGGATTCCTGCACTTGTGGTTTAAATCTAGAGATTATACCTTGTAAATAAGTCTGGTCGACAGCAATAGCTGCTACAACGGTTAAATCTTGATGTCCCAAATAATGTATACCTAAGATAACTGGACCAAATCCCGTTCTCCCAACAAGTAGTGAACCACAGAAACCTGATTCTGTTCCTGTGCCCACAATTCCTTCCCAACTATCAATATTTCTACCCAGCTGGTCAACATAAATATTCTTTGATCTTATGCGATGGACTTCTTTAAAATCTACATTACCATTATCGTATCTAGATATATAATATCCTTCAATTTTCAAACCAGTATTGACTTTAGAAAATAAATCCGTTATATCGCGTCTAGGAGGAACCCCTCTAATTTCAACAAAAGCCAAATCATGAGATTCTCTTTTAATTATCGTAGATTTATTTAACGTAACTGTTATATTAGGACTAATTCCTTTGGTTGTACCTTGGTAATAGATATCTAAACAAAAAACTTCAGGAACATCTTTAAGAATATGCAAATTAAACATATAGATTTGACCTGAGATACAAGTGGCACGTGTTACTTTTCTATGCCCACTAGATATATGGACTTTGAATAGCACAACATTATTTGATAATTTATCTTTAATTTGAGCCTCTGACAAGGCATTCCAACTTAAAGTTGTCTTGCCTAAATCAAGAGCAGTAAGATTAAAATTCTCTTTGTACCATACATTAGGAACTTCATCACTTTGTGGGAGTGGTTTACGCTCAGTTTTACCTTGAATCTCAGAATCCTTTTTTGGTTCTTCAACCTTTATCTCGTGTTTCTTTAAATATTCATGTATGGAAGCTATTTCCATATTTGATTCTTTAATCTTTTCCTCTAAATTTTTCATAGTTTCTTGTGATACATTAACAACTTCAGGTTCAGGTTTTTTATATCCGGGTAAAGGATTATTACCTATGATACCAGTCATTTTCAAAATCTTTTGTAACATATATATACAAAAAGTTAATGATCCGAAGATAACTAATAAATTTTTAGCACGTCGTAATTTACTACGTATATTCTTAGCTATCATGTACTTATACACATTAGGATAATTTTCACAAAACTCAACTCTATGCACAAAATACCATTGCTCTGTACTATGAAAAAATTTCAAAATTGAGCAAGGCATATATCTGCCAAAAACAGCATTAAGACCATAAGTGGAATGTACCCAAATGAAATCTGCAAAATCATCCATTCGACTACCAAAACCTATAGTCATACATAACCATAAACTATAGAGTCTCATAAATGCAAAACCTTTAAGAATATATTCAAAATATGCTAATTGAACTATGTTCCACCATTGTGGTATTCCAGTCCACCAATAAAACCAATCATACACGCTTAATTCTTGTAAATCCAAGCGCATATCTATTTCACTTATGCGATCACAATTGCACATCTTTTCTGGAATAAAACACTGTTTACATAGAGTAACTGACTGCATACCATTACTAGCTTGGGAAGCTTTGTTCTGATTGTAATTGTGAGTATCTATGGCTTCATTATACCATTGCAGAAAAGTGAATAAATCAACATCTTTCAATATGGTTTCAAAGCCAGTAGCATACTGACGCTCCCTATCAAGCACGGAACGCTTCAATGGTTTCTGAACAGTAAATGTCCACATATTAGGATACGCTCCCTCTGCTACTTGTGGAGCTAATGAAGGATTTAATGTTCCATCTGCAGCCGCATACTCCTTACGTATTGTAGGTATAACTACATAAGGAAATCTCCTTTGCATAGCAGTCGGAAAAGCAAAATAATTAGCTGCATTCATGTGCTTGGTATTTGTAGATCCAATCACCAATTTGGCTAGTAGAGGATGACGACCTTTTAATTCCAGGTCAGCTTGATCAGGAATGAATTCTATCCCATTAACTATTTGTATAACTTCCATACATGTAGGATCTCCCGCAGCAGCTACCTTAGGATTCAAAAATCCGATATCATCTAAAATAATGCACCATTTATGGGATCTAAAATTATTCCAAAATTTGGCAACAGGATTCTTAGTAAATCTAAAATCAGGTGTTACTGGTATACCAGCTTTAACACCATAATAATTGAACAGTATATCTTGTATACTCGATTTACCAATACCCGATTCTCCATATAATAAAATAGAGAAGGGCACTTGTCTAGGTTGTGACGCAAATTTTCGAGATAATCTTTCAACTCGATAAGCTTTCAATGTATCTACGTACGTACCAACAACTTTCTTATCCACATCCTTATGTAGATATTTGGTGATACCATCGCCACTATCGATAGCGGCCTCTAATAATTCAATGAATTGACATTCTGAATAACCCTTCTCTGTTAGTAAACTGGGATAATCTAGAACCTTGTAGATATCTTGTAAAAGAGCATAATCTTTAAAAAACTTATCAACTACACCTTGTCCATCTAATAATGGACTCATTGACCCATGTTCAATACAACCTTCTATTCTTTCAACTATATATATTATAGTTTCTATAATTTGAACAAGTGCATCAGGAGATCGTTTCGTTGATCTCTCCAGAGCCTCCTTCTCCAAAGCTGTGTATCCTAAGTGGGTTAAATCATAACCCATTGGTTTAAAAATAGATAATGCAGTCAAATGTATAACTAGATTCTTACACTTTTTAAAAGTGGTTCCATAACGTGCAGACTTGTAGAAATCTATATATTTTTTAAGTTTATTTGTGATACCACCTTGCAATTCAGGTTTGATATCATCATCATCAGAAAATAGAAATACAGATTCATCTGAGTCAGAATCATCTGTGTATTCATTGGTAGTTTTACTATACAATTGCCATGCACGTGCTATATATTCGTGGATATAATCCAGGTTTTCTAGTATTTCCCGACAAAAACTACGATTCGATCTTGCCTTTAAAAAATTAATACAGGCTAAAGTGAATTGAGTTTTCGTAGTGGAAAATGATATGTTAGCTATAAATAGAGCTATATCTTCTACTAATTTCAATGGATATTCAATTTGATCCATTTTATATCTCGTAAACCATCCAAACAATTTAGATGATAGAGATTTATGAACTTCTTTATTAATTAAATCATCGAGTTCTGTATCTGGAGGTAAATCAAATCCACCTTGTAAGAAATAATTTTCTTGAATTAATTGTTTCTCGATATTTTCTATATAGAAATTAGGATTTACGACATTATCTAATATGTAACTATATGCAATATGTAAATTTTTATTTTCTTTTATTGAATTAGATGTATTCTGGATCTCCTTCTCGATATCAAGCAAAACATAGCCTTGTTTGAGATCTTTGTTAGATCCAGATTTAATTTTCACAGTTTTAGTAGTTAAATTTTCACATACAATGTTTCTTTGACTTTCGTCAGTATTGGAAGTGGTGCCAGTCAACCTTAAAGCTAAATTCTTATTTTGATTCATATTTAAGGTCAGTTAGTAAATTTATTTGCAATGTGATTTTAAACACATTCCCCTTTATTCACAAGACGGGATACTCTGCCGCTGGAAGTTGATAATTTCCAGAAAATTTAGGCGTTTATATATCCTAAAACTCTTTTCTTATAGTAAAGTCAAAATAGAATGCAATCCTGACTAGGGATTGTTCTTCTTTCTCTCTATATGAAATGACGGCCAACATTATTAATTAATCAGTGGCGGGTTCAAACACTCTGTGTCACTGAACCTATCTGATGCCTATTACCTTGCAAAAGCGAAGTGTAAATTCAAAGATTAAAATAATAAGAGGATTGGGAATCACTCCATACTTCAATAGGAGAAGTATCTAAATTTATTAGTATAATATTTAGAATTAGGGTTCCATAGAACTCTAGTTGGATTGTGGGTGATTAAAATATTCACGGTAATCAACCGGATTGACTCAAGAGAAATCACTCTCAGGAATCAGCTATCTTGGTGAAACAAAATAGACTTTTATCACGATGGATTATAAGATGTTCTGAATACACTATTTTTAAAAGTGCTAATCTTATATGTCAAATAAACTTCGTAAAGTCTTAAAATAGATTTTTACTTAACTATCGGGAAAAGGTCCCGTAGAAATCTATTTATCCAATAATATCACTATTGATATATAAAAACACAAATTTAAATTTATATTTAAGACGTTGGCTGTGTGTAAACCAACGTCATTAGAAACAAGACGGTAACGTCGAAAGTTCTGAACAACAATTGTTGAAAAACAATGCAATAAAACTATATGTTATGTAATGCCCAAAGGAAAAAGCATAAATATAGAATTATTATAACGAATGCAACAGTTGAACACAACATAAAACGAGTATATATGATCTAAAAAGATCATATATACCCG